TTATGCTTGGATTGACTCAAGAAATTCAAGCAATAATGTATTATGTAATATCGTACTGTACGATAATAAGGTTGTAATAGGTAATTATGCTGAATCGAGCAGGTTCGTGTCCACCGTAGGCACAGGCAAACAGCCTTACCAATGTAATTCCACTACATTGAATACCAACTTGAACGCGGATATGCTGGACAATTGGCATCTTAGTTTCTTACCTAGAAATTACAATATAGGTAGATGTTATGCAGTAAAATTTGCTCTAGGTGGTAAAGATAATGGTTGGAAAAAGATATTCGCTTGTTCTGAATCGGGAACCGGGACATATAGGTCAGTAACGGTTTGGGGAAGGATATGGTATGCCCGTGGAAATCATGCACAGTCAGAAGTATGGAATTATCACTTCTGTGCCATATTTTATATGAGAAGTGGCCCTAGTTCTTCTGATAGTAGTGTGGGAACTGTTGAAAATTCAGCACGCCTTTATCTCCCCACATTTGCAAAAGGAATGGATAACATTCGCCTTGTACGTGTAGGAACAAACAATTTTGAATTGCAGGTGCGTCAAATTGATTCATACCACAATGCAAACATTGAATACCAATATTGGTCTCATGGGTGTAACGTTTCCGCATGGGAAAATCTGCAATCCACATCCAATACGTCTGTGGCTGTATCGGCAGGAGGTGCTTCTACATTGGCTGACAGTAGGGCTTCTAGTGCGGATGTGTGGACTTCTGCTAGAACATTCTATATACAAGACTCCAACGCTTCCCATACGGGTGGTGGGGTTAGTGTGAACGGTTCTGCAAATGTATATTTAAAACTCCCCAATTCCATTCAATGCGGCGACTGGTTTAGAAGTACGGGAAATTCAGGGTGGTATCATCAGGATTATGGTGGCGGTATATATATGCAAGACAGCACATATGTTAGAGTGTATGGAGGAAAGAGATTTTATGTTGGAAATACAGAAAATACTAACTTTAGCACAAATACAGCAATATCAACTGATGGGGGAATATATGCGAAAAATAATATTACAAGTAATGCTAATATCATTGCAAAAGGAGCAATTACTGCCAAGGCATCCTCTTCCGATATAAGGTTGAAAACCGATATACAGGGTTATGACGCTATGGGTATTATCCGTAAATTCCGGAGTGTGAAGTATCACTGGAACGCTATTGCCAAGGAAAATTCCGAAGTGTTCAACCATGATAACTGGAATTACGGTCTTATCGCACAGGATTTGCTTTCCGGCGGTTATAGTCAGTGGGTGAAAGACGCTTTCAATGACTACTATACCATAGATTATGAAAGACTTATCCCCGTTGTATGGAAAGGTTTGCAAGAAGTTGATGATGAAGTCACAAAACTGAAAAGAGAAGTAGCTCGACTCAATAAGAGAGTTAAGGAGCTTGAAAAATCCCTGTGTGCATAAACAGGGATTGCTTTTTGCGCTTTTTGGATAATATTGTTATATTTGGAACAAATAAAAACCATTATATGAAAAAGATAATTATTTGGCTGGCAAAAGTATTCCATGTGGAACTTCCCAAAGCGGAAGTAATTAAGGAATATAAATGGATTCCCCTGGATGGTAAAATTACTGGGAATGTTGTCATTGAGGGAGATGTATTGATTAAGGGAAATGTAGAGGTTACGGGTAATCTTACCGCTACCGGGTATATTACCGCAAGGGGTTCGGATTCTGAAATAATTGCGCTTTATGAAGGGAATGTTTAATTTCGGGCTTCTTGGTATAAGAAGAGTTTTTGGATGTGTGATGCCACCTAAGCCATCCATAGACAAATGGGTGAAAGAACACATGGTGTTTTGGTATGATATGTCAAAGCCTGTGGATACATATATTCCTGGCGTTACCTATGCAAATCCTTTCGTTAACAATGGTGGAAAATTGACTTATGATAATACTATAAATAAGTGTACGATAACTCATACACCTACAAATAACAATAATATTGCATTTTGGCAAATAATTGTAAAACCGTTACAATATGTAGAATCTTATAAAATACGTGTAACAGGATTGCCAACAGGTTTCACTATTAAAGGAAGGATTGGATATGATAATATTCAGATAACGTCTGATGGAGAATATGACATACCTGAACACAGGAACAGTAGCACAACAAACACATCTTATCCTGGATTTTATTTGGCAGGTGACAATGTGAATGACGTGGATTGCAATATTGTGGTAGAAGAAATACCTACAAAACAATCCGTTCCCACAAACGAGATACTAAAAGCTAATCCTTATTTGCAGGATTTCAGTGGAAACAACAGACCGCTTAAATTGAACAATTTCCTATTTGCCGCAATGAGCGGTGTGGGAGGGTATGATATTGCTAGCACTAATATTCTACCCGATAGAGCAAATGTTACTGTTACGGATAACAGAATTATTCATATTACTAAAAAACTATCCACTACGGATAACATGGTAAACATAGTTTCGGCAAATTCTAACCCAACGCATACGTTTAAGGTTACAGGTCTTTCTGATGGCAGACAAGTTAGTTTGGTAAACAGAAATGGCGGATTTTATACTTTTGACAACGGGGAACATGAGGTGACATTAACCTATCCCGAAGGAACCACTTCATTATACAATGTCATAGGAGTTACAGGAAGTGCAGGAGATATGGATGTAACAATAGAGTTTATACCTAGATATCCCAACGCCCTAGTAACTGATGGGGTAGATGATTATGGGCAAATACAGAACTTACAGCAGGGCGTTAAGGTGTTGTTTGTAACTATCAATCCGTTCATTGATGGAAGGTTTATCTATGACCAAAGACTGAATACTACTGAACCTTGGCTGTTTGCCGTATTCAATGACAAAGGTAGTATTGCTTATAATAGTAGGAACTCAAACGGCAAGACCTATATTGATGGAACACTGAATGAATCTACAATAGTTTCCGCTTTGTTAAACAAAAAGCAAATAATCACCATAGTAAACAATGATGTGACAGGTGATAAAACTAAAACTCCTGTATTCTTTAGCAATACTGACCATGATAGCGGATGGATTAGTTCAGCTTTCTACAACTCCATAGGATTCGATTCAGTTCCCACCAAGGAAACTGACGGATTCACCGAGCAGGATTTGATAACTTGGGTTATTGATAATATGATAAATGGAACCCCTCAAAGCGGGGTGTTTCCCTATGTTTTTCCTCTAAAAGTAAATTGACATGGAATTTACAGTTATACCGAAAAGTGATTTGGGTGAAATATTTTCTCCCGAAGAAATAAGTGAGATGCGGCACTCCGTTGACGGAAAAACAATAATGCTGCATTATGAGAAAGTCATGGAGAGGATTCCCATGCTCCTTTCCGCGGATTCTGAAACGGAATTTCCATACCCTGTGTATGAAAGCGGCTCAAAGGAGTTTGAAAATCTTCTGGAATCTAGTAACTGGAACAGTAATAATGAATAAATATGGCACATTCTAATGGAAAAATAACCGCACCCGTAGGCATTGATGCCGACATAGCACCTGTTTTGGGTGTGGGAAGTTATGATTTGGGGTATTTATGCTCCAATGCTCATGGAAAAATAAACCCGTGGGCACGGTACAAGCCTGTACGTTACGAAAGTCTTGCACCGGGTGAAAATGAAAAATGGTGGCAAGGATGGGATGGAAACTGTGGTATAATGCCTAAAAGAATTTCAAGGTATCAGGATTCCGTTAATTGGGCAAATGGAAGTATGAACGGATGGGAATACACCCCACCGACAGGTGGTAAGTTTCCATTTCGTGCCTTAGATTTTGATGGGTATAATCATAAAGCCAGAGCACCAATTGGCAATTTTCTTGTTCCCTCTCAGGCTATAAACCAATTCACAAGTAGCTCTTTCACTGCTTCATGTACCATTATGATGCCCTCAGCAGGTTCCCAATTGCTGGATGAGCTTAACATAGGGGATATTTCAGCCGTAAAGGATTGCTATTTCGGAATATATGCGAAACAACGTAGTGGAAATCAGGGTAGAAGAGTTACGGCAAAAAATAAAATAGGAAGTGGGTATGCTATGGCGGAAATGATAACTTATGGTATGCCTACGGGAACTTGGGATGTTTACCCTTTTCTCTGTACGGCAATTCTTGAGCAGAACGCTTCTGATGTAGCCAATGACTGCTATTCAATACCTTTGTTATCAAGTAAGTCAATAGAGATTATTTCTTCTTATATAAGCATTACCGTGCTTGCCGGACTACTTCCATCAATAGCTGGAGATACTACGGTTACTATAAGAGTAAGAAACAGTTCGTCAGGTACAATTACTTTCAGGAACAATGCTTGGCGGACACGTTTTATAAATAAGGATTTCAAAGACCCATTGGTAATGGGAGAACAATATGGCAGTATACCCAATTTTGATGTTCCTGCCGGCACTACCAAGGAAATGGAGATAACAGTATCGGTTTCGCCACAATTGGTTCAGGCTAAGAACGCCAAATTGTGGGTAAGTCTTAATAGTGCAAGTTACATAGGCAGCTCCATATTCATGGTGGCTCCCG